TGCTGTTGGATATGCAGCCGGGTTGAGAACCGTCACAATGCCCTGTGAGCTGAGAGACTTCGTGAGCGTGGCTGTTCCTGTCACGAAGCTATACGCGACGCCTGTGGCAGCATTCGTGTATGTCGCCGCGAGAGTGCCTGTCGTGATGTCAATCGGAGACCCGTTGTCATCGACCAGTCGCAACACGTACGTGTGCCAGTCTCCGGTCCAGGCCGCGATCTGCGTGACCTGTTCCGGATCTTCGGTTATCTGAAGGATGTTCACACTCATACTGGCCTCACATACAATCTCAGCGGTCCAAAGATCTGCGTGTCGGTTGCTCCGGTTGTCCTGGTTACAAGCACAGTGTACGTGCCAGACGTGTTGGTCACCGTAGTCGTCAAGCCGAATGATAACCGACCATTGTCCGCATACGTCGCAGTGCCACTGTATGTGGCCACGAGTGTTCCCGCTGAACTGTAGACCTTCGCCGTGACTGTCGCGCCAGTGATGTCGATGCCTGTGCCATTCGCGTCAGTGACCTGAACATCGATGCTCGTGGCGGTGCCCACATTGACATCAAGTGGCTGATTTGCTCCGAGGCCATCAGCGAGGAGTTGATAAGGTCCGATGTGAACGCTGGTCGCAGCTGACACTGGCGTCAACAGCTCCGCGCTGATGTAGTCTGTCCCGTTGTGAAGTAGAGCGCCAGAGAGTTCCGACGCAGCTGCTGTGGAGCTTACAACAGCATGTACGTTTGACTCAATGTGGAAACTTGTTCCAACATTAACTGGCCTATTGTCGACGGTGGTCAAAAGTGTCCTAGCTCCAAACGTAGATGCTGTTACGTGCGAGGTGTACGGCTCATCCCATACCGCTGCGGCTGTCTGCGCTGCCGTCAAGCCACCACTACTCAGCGTGACCGTCAACACCGCGCCGTTCGTACCAGACGCTCCACGTACAACTATAGTGACATCGTCAGCACCAGCAGCCAAAGCAGCATCTGGGAGGTCAAGCCTGTACACGCCCGGCATGTTGGTTGCGTCTACCTCGGCAAAACCACCAGAAGTCCACGCTTGAGCGATTGTACGGGCTACTAAAGTAATCGCTACGCTTGCAGTGCGTGAGCGGTTGTATCGGGCTGATAGGCCGCTTGTGGAGGATGTGAGGCCTGTAGCACCGAGGTAGAGCTCGATGCTTTGTGAGGTTGAGCCGGGAGCGATTGTTATCGCGGATGCGTTGCGCTCGGTTGGTTGGTAATAAAAAGTGTATGCATTATATGTCTGGTATCCACTATCTGGTGTTGCGCCAGTCCAAGGGATAGACATTACGTCTGTCGCTTCGGCTCCTGATGCGCTTCCAAACCCTTGGTTTGGACTATTCTGTTGAGGCCCAAAGAAGTCAATCGGATTCAAACCGACAATCTTGCTATATCCATAATCAAGCCTAGATGCACCAACTGAAGTCGAGTTCAATCCAGTATTGACACCTGAGCGGTTTACACTACAACTTACAAACCGGTTATAATCTTCAAATACGGTCGTTGTAGTTCCTAATATTCCGACTCCACAGTTCAGGAATAAACAGTTTTGAACCGTAGATGGAAATGTTGCACTACCCGCTGCAAAATAAACAGTTGCATTTGCACTACTATTTCCAGTAAAGGTACAGTTTCGGACAGTTGCTTGAATACTTGCAAGAACAATGCCCTCAGCGTTGCCGCCCATAATAATACAATCTTTTACACTTGTTGTGTCGGCAACATTACTTCCAGTGATATCTATTGGGAGTCGTCCAGAGAAAACAAATGCACATTTGGAAAGAGTATAATTTCCTGCTGTAGCCGCTGGTGCGGTTAAATGCAACAATGCACCGTGCGTATTTATTGTAGCGAAAACATCATTTATAAATAAACATTTTGTAAACGATATATTTTTTGAAGTATTTAAACTTACTAGACTACTTCCAGCAGCTCCGGTTGGACTACCTTCAAAAATAATATTTGAGAAACTGAAAAAGTCTTTAGATGTACCAGACAGATAAGGTGCTGTTAATCCGGCTGCAATGTTACCTGTTGAATTAAAACCAGACAGCCGGACAATACCAGCGGTCATACCACTAAACTGACTAGCGGAAACATCACCGATAACATTTACTGTACTTGTCGGATTAGTAATACCAATTACTACTTTTTCCTGATAATGACCCGGAGCGATGTAAACGGTATCACCGCCAGTGACTCCACTACCGGCGGTAAATGGAGCCTGAAAAGTACCCCACGCCTGCCCTATTGCTGGCCCTGTCCCACTACCAGTACCGCCCGGTCGAACATAATATGTTGCCATTACTCGGCGTCTCCAATGATAATCTGTTGAGCCATAATTACCGCAAACTGATTGACAATAAGTGACTGAAACTGCTCATCTTGCTGAACCCACCAGATGTTGACTGATGTTCCATCTTGACCAAACGTGCCAAGAATATTCCCTGCATCATCTGTAATGTCACCAAAGATGCGCCAGTCAGTTGATGGTGCTGGTTCCTTGACTACCGAAAAGTTTTGGAAGTTCATTTGCCCACCTTCAAACTGTTCGCCCCTACACCCTTGAACGGCATCGTGAGGAACGCCAGCACACTGGACACCGCAGCGGACACACCAGCTGCTACCGCCTTGCTCCCGTACAGTGCCAGCACTGCGCCCAGCTCGCCGAGGTCGTGTGCTTCGGATGTTCTGATGCCATCGCCGAACACCGAAGTAAAAGCAGCTACGAAAGCCACGATCACAACGACCACTAAACGCTTGATTGATATGCTGTTCATCTTTGTATGATCGCCTCCAACGCTGAAACCTTGTTCTCGAGTTTACCGAGCCGTTGCTCGATGCGGCGCACTTCCTGCTGCTGGCCATCAAGCGTTGTGATTATGTATGCGACCTGAGTCTCCAGGCGCGTCAGCCTGACCATCAGTGCGACCCAAGCGGCACCGATACTAACGGTCGTTATAAACGCCTGTATGCCAATCTGCACCCACATCTCTGGACTCATAGACTCACCCCATCAATAACTTCACTCATATCATGGTGCGATGGAGTCGAAGCTTGCACCACGCAGTGGATACACTTAACCGTTTGTCCTGGCGCGGAGTCCGATGGTTTGACTGACTGCGTTCGTGTGGCCGTAGTCTGATCCGATGACCTCGTAGTATGGCGCGAGATTCTGAGGATTGCCGGATGTGTATATCCTGTCATCGGCCTTGACTTCGATGTCTGGTGAGCATGTGAGCGTCCATGTACCAGACTGTTCGATCATGCCGCCGACCACGCCTTCGGTATCGCCTGTGTTACTGATGGTGCCACGGATCTCAGCGACTTGTATCCAATGCTGTGCCACGCCACCGATGCCGTCCGCCTGATTGACGGTTCGCCAGATCGCGACACGGTCCGCGTACGAATACGCCTGGATCGCGTTCTTGAGCGCGTTGCTGTAAGCTGCCGGGATCATACGAACACCATCGGTGAGAAGCGCTTCGCCTGGTCGAGACAATGCTCACGGAGCACGGCCATTTTAGCGTCGACCTGACCGTCCTTCACATCGATGAGGTGCGTGATGCTGGATGCTTTGCGTATCCACCCCTGTCGCGCAGCTGTGCGGATGTCATAGCGCTCGACGTTTGCGGGACCGATGTCCTGCCATAAAAGGTCACCACTGCCATCATTGACGCTGTAGCCGGTTGTCCTGGTCCACTGTGGGAACTGAGGTTCTGTGGCGCTCGATGTCCCTGCGATGACGCACTGGTAGAGTCTGCCATTCGCCACTGTCGGGATGATGATGTCGCCAACCACGAAGGCTGTGGACGCGATCCAGAGACCCCAGCGAGCGTGATCGTCCACGAGCTGCTGTAGCGCGGTGCTGTCCAGGAACGGATACTGGTCGCTGGAAACCATCCAAGCGAGACGGTCCAGTGCTTGAGTTCGAGTGAGTGGCATGAGCGATTCCTATGAAAAACAAAAAGGGAACGGGAATGGTATCCCGCTCCCCTTGACTGCGAAGGTGCTACGGCCTATGTGGCAGCGCACTGAAGGACGATGAGTGAACCAGGGACCTGATCGGCCACGGTTGCAGTCACGTTGCCAACGTCGAAAGCGTTGAACGCATAGCGCTCGGTTGCCTTAAACGTGAGCGCGTCCTCGATGAACTTAACCTGATCACTGACCTCGACCGATACGCCACGACGATCGCCGAAGGCCACACCCTTGGAGAGATCTCCGAGGACGACCATGTCACGGGATGCAGCTACACCCGACGGCATGTTCTGAACGAAACTGATCGGGATACCGAACAGCGTTGGCTCGGCGCCATAGGCATTCTGGATGTCCATGATCGAGTTGCCACCTAAAGCGATGAGCTTATCTGCAACGCCAGTGTAGAACATATTTTTGTGCATGTACCATCGTGGCTGATTTGCATATGGCTGGAGCTTCGCGACCATCGACTGGAAGTTTGCCAGAGTGAAACTTCCAATCGTACCAGCTGTTCCGACTGGACCAACGACCATCGATGCGATGCTGGTGAAGGTCCCAGAAAGCGCCTTAATGCGTGGCATGATTCCAGTGATAGATCCATAGGTCGAAGTACCATCGCCCTGGAATGCGGCTGCATCCTCAGCGAGTGCGAGACCGTATGCGAAGTCCTGCGCCAGCATGGCGCCGAAGTCGATGACGGTATCTTCGTTCAACTCTTTTGAGACAATGGTCAAGATCGCGAGTTTCTTCGCCAGCAGCTGTACTTGGCTGAAGGTGACGTCACTGGCAGTGATGGCCGTTGCTTCACCAGGATAATAAGTCGTGGTGCTGGTCGATGCATTTGGCACGTTGAGCGTGTCAGATGTCATCGGATAGATGCGGCTGTACTTGCGAGCGATTCCAAATTCGTTACGAAGCCAGATCAGACTGGACGAAACGATATCAGGGACTGTATAGCCACCGACGTTGTCTGTGCCTTCGACCTGCGACTTAACACCATGCTCGTTGCACCACTTGGCTGCCGAAGCATTGCCGAGGACCGTACCACGGACCCACTGTCCGAATGCATAGGCCTTAAAGTTTGCCTCGTCCTTCGTGCCAGGGAATGGATTCCGAGTGCATCCGCCGGACTTCCATGGCTCAGACTTTGGCGCTTCGGATGCGACAGGAGCAGGCACGGAGCCGAACTCGCGGAGCATGTCGATGCGCTCAGAGAGAGACTTTGCAGCTGTGTGAAGGCGATTGGCTTCGGCCATGTCGCCGCCGTTGATGAGGACTTCCTTAGCGGCAGCGATAGTAGACTGGCGCTGTCCCTCGAGTTGTTCGATTGTCATTGACTTAACTCCAAGATCATGAGCTCGCGGAGGAGTGCGGACTTCG